CTGCAATCTTGTCAAGGAGTTCATCCTTCCTCTCAATTAGAGGTGTCATACGGCGGAGTTCGCCTTCTATTGCTAGAAACTGTTCTTCAGCGGCTCTATTACGCGAGTCACTGCAACTCATCTTAGGTTTCTTAAAGAACCTACAGATTTGTCGGATCCAAAACACGGATCGAGGACAAGAATCAGGCAATAGCCTACCATCTATAGTGAACACACGTTTGAAGAAACCCCCAAGAAAACGGGGGAGACTTCCATGCCTACTAAAAGAAGTTGGGCATGTGAACGTACCACTTTCGATACCTCTCTCGAGAGCATCAGAAAGTGTCGGGATTGTCAAAGTAAGAAACGACAGTCCCTCGTGTTCACAACGACGTGCTAAAGTTAGCATGTCGCGTTCTACGGACAAGTCTAGGTCGAGACTGGCATCAGCCAGCATCGCCTTAACGAGCATGGTCGGTCTTTTCATTATAACCTCCATTTCGATGGTGGAAATAAGACCGTCTAGGCTTAACTCCAACTTTCGTCGGAACTATCTCAAATGGACTAAAATAAAAATAATTATAGCCCATAGAGCGATGAATGTCATACAGAAGAATCCTATAAAATAGAAATCTCTGTTAGTCATTCAAAACTCGCCCCCGAGAACCTTGTTGTAATTGGTCGAAGTAGACCAAGCCTTCAAGGCATCGATGAGATAGCCGATCTCCGCATCCGTAAATCCAGAACGTGGCTCGTCAATGACGAGATAAACGCTCAGGCCAAGGTCTTTGTTAACCCCAGAAATCGGGTCAGCAACTACCTTGTGCTGTGATAGACGGACTTCACGACGGAACCTTGCAGCAGTTGTATTCTGCTTGGTCGTCATGGAGGTGATACCATCCGCGGACGTATAGACATTTTGCGTTGGACCATTAGAGGTCTTAGGCAAAGACGTCGCAACGCCGTTAATGGTAACACTTTGAGGATCAGTAAGCACAGGAAGCTCCAATCTTTACGCAGTACAAGCGTGCTCAACCAGCACGCGGGTTTATTGCTAACGAAGTCGAGACAAGCCTAGTGCCCCGAGAATCGAAAGTTGTGTAGCAGTCAGATTATTCGGATTGCTACTAAAACCAAAAGGATCACCAGCTAAACGAGTGCTTATAGCACTCTGTTGAAGCGAAGTGACGGACACGGGAACCGGCCTACCATCAAGTGTTTGAAGCTTGATGTTGTTGGTATGCTGCAAAGTATACAACTTTGTTCGCATAACATACATGTAGTCGGCGGCTAACCGATCGGCAACACCAACGTCAAGGTTCTGTAAAACAGTACCAGCGTTAGTAAACCAATCAGCAAGCCATGTCCATGGAAGCGCGTTCCAACAGAATTGTGGTGACAGATACAAGCCATAGAGGCGAGCATCCATATCCACATTCCTAGGACCCTCCGGAAGCCAATATCTAAAGCGGGCACTTGCCCATATTTTATCAGATATTGTTTCCGTCCTTTGCCAAGTAGGCGTCTCCAAATAAAATTGGTTGACGAAACCTGGCTGTGTTGACCCGTATATATTACTGGTTATCACAGGATTAGAGGTGTCATCGACGAGTGAAACTCGTCTTCTGACAGGCTTCCCGTTGTGTCTCAGGAGCCAATCGAGTCGTTTCTGTGCTTTAGCATGAAACTGAAGCATATCAACGATATCGTTTAGCAAGGGTTTCCAACCGAATTCAAGCGCAAGCCAATAATTGGCAATGTTCTTTAATCCAGAATTGGCTAACCTTTGTTGAAGCTGACCAGGTACTTCGCGAAATTCCCAAATCGCGTTGCCCCCGGAAAATATAGGCTTCGTAGGCTTCATCCTGTTATATGCAGTAGCTCCCCACGCTGAACCATCTAAATTAGGTGGCCAGTACGCGGATGGAGTACCGCCGCCAACCCACTCACTATATACTTTACCAGTATATTGGTGCTTGGAATAGGCGCCGGAACCGCATATAGTCCCAACGTCTGCTCCCTCACATTGGCTAGTTGCCTTTCTGAGGAAGAAGGCCCCACCAACATTACTGTTAGGTGGGAAGTTGGGATATCCGAAATGACCAGGACCATCCAGTTCTGCACTCTCAGCAT